ACTGGCGAGATCAACTACAGATTGAGGTATATGACAGACAACCGGCTGTACATCAGTCGACACAACAGATGTTCGTGTCGCTCCGTATGGAAATTTTAATGCTGTTCCTTTTGATATTTTAAAACGCGTGTCGGTTGAGCTTTGGTCAGTGATGTCACCTGCAATCAACGTAAATGATTTAATAGTACTTTCCCAATGAACCGCCGTATGGTCGAATTCTTTTATCGGATGATCGGCAACAATCGCTTTTATTATTCTTTCGTCCTCGTTTTCTTCAGAATAAATAAATGCTTTAAAATAGTCACGAAGGCCGTAATAATCACCGGCTGTTTGTTCGTCCTCAAAATATGCGATTCCGCATTTGTGTTTAACGCCGACTGTGAAATCACCATAAACTATCGGTATCGCTCCCCCTATAAGGTCACTGTTTATTTTGGGGAAATTATCTTCACTGATAATTGTCTTTGGTATCACAACATTCTTTTTGAAGTTGTTCTGCCGAAGACTCAAAGCAAGTGCGCTTTCGCCCACATTGTAACCATCGACAACACCTGTCCATAGTTGAAGCATACTGGCTGCGGCTGTCGGCAGTGACGGCTGATAACCGAGATAGATAGTCGCCACCTGGTTAATCAGTGTTTCGGTATTGTACCTGATAGTGAGCGTTGCCGTCGATGATCCGAATCGCATGAACTCATCGCCGCTCGGAGAAGTCGGCGTGTAATCCCTGGATGAAATCAGCATGAACTTGACTTCTGTACCGGCAGCAGCTTCGATTAATGCTGCGGCGTTACCATTCAGCACAATGTAATTCGCCCCGACAACAAAGTCATTGCTATCGAATGTATTATTTAATTGCGTCCCGGTATACGTTGTTGTCGGGTTCCAGCCATCGAACCGTCTGAATGTAGTTGCGTCCAGTCCGCCCCATTCGCCTTCGAGCACGATTATTTCAAAGTCCGTATCGGAAGCATCGACCGAACCGGTCAGTGTCAAGTATGCGTCTTCACAGGATGTCAGCGCAGCCGGGATCGTGAACTCCAAGAATCCGCGAAATACTGAGAAACCAGCCGGGGCCAAAAGATTCTTTTGCCCGACCGTGAATGTCGATAATCCATTGGAGCCTGTCGTTGAATTTCGCGTTGTTGAATACGACCCGCCGACAAGTGTTGATATTGCTGAACCAGCTTTCGGTGATCCGCCGACTACCGGTGTTATCTCAGCTTCGGTGCAGAACTTTCCAACGTAATAATTGCCATCAAGTTCAAGTCCGGATAATGAAACGCCGGATACTTTTGCCATACCACCGAAAGGTTCGACTTCGGTATTGATAACACCGGCCCGTTTAATCCGATCTTCATATGGCAAGCTGTCAATAGTCTGCGACTGACTACCGACATAATAACTCGCACCGCCAACATTAACGAATATGCGGGGCTGGTTTCCGCGCAATAGATAATTTGAGGATATGTTGGCCGGTAAGGTTTTCATTAGGTATTCTCAAGCTCCAATGTTATTGATGCTTCGATATACGTTCCGGAAAGCGCTTTGAATGTCAGACTGCCGGTCATGCGGACAGTTCTTTCAACAGAAAGATAATCCGTCCACACGAATGTTTTCGCAGCGCCGGTTGCGTATGTCGATGAAAAGAATTCAATCACATCCGCAAGATCGGTGGATCCGCTTGTTATCGGAATCACAACCGTATATTGCCACCGTCTGAATTCATCGCCAAGCGCCTTAACCATCATTACGCCGCCGATGGTATGATCGGTGATCTGGTTATATACGATTGTTTCTCCGTCACCGATTCGATGACCCGTGAACGTCAACGTCTTTGTCGGGGCAGATGCGTCCGGGTATTTGAAAGTCTCGCTCATATCGCACCGTCGCGTTTCAGGTTGTTGATCCGTTGCGCAAGCTGGAAGTCATCCATGTCCGGTGCGCCGCCGTTAAAGTTCACGTGCATCGTCGAGCTGTCAATGGATTGCGCCGTTGGTTTTCCGGCTGCTTGTTGTCCACCTGACGGGAATCCGAGAAAGCCTGATACGCCACCGGCTGCAAGACTGAAACCGCCACCCGTTATCGCGTTGAATATTCCGAACACGACCAGCTTCGCGGCAATGTCTGCAATCATCGAAATGAACATACCGCGAATCAATTCAGAAGCATTCTTGGAATCAACTATCGCCCGCGCCATTGTGTTTGAAATTGTGTTGCCGAGGTTCACCCAGCCGACGGACATCGTCTTTGTTAAAGACTTTGACTTCTCCCCAAGCTCGTCGAACTTCTTTATCGACTCATCGAATCTAAACTGAGGCACCCCTGTTAATTCGGTGCTGGGGGGAATCCCCGAGAAACGTTCCTGTATTGTACCCTTGCCTCCAAGCTGGCTTCCGGTTCCACCCCCTATCCCTTGCGTGAATGGGCCGCCGCCGCCAGAAAGTGCTGCTGCTCCGGCGTTCGATGTTCCGCCGCCGAGAACTAATGTTGAACCACCAAACCCACGACTTGCGCCGCGCCCGCCGCGAGCAGTCCCGCCACCGAATGAAAATTGACTTCTTCTTTGTAGATCACGTAATTCAATACCGAGCGGTTTGTCTGATGTTGCGATTGCGCCAGCACCGATAACACCGTGCAACAATGCACCGAACCCCAAACCCTGAATGGTCGCAAGTGTCTTTGCTATAACCACCAAAGCCACGCCCATCGCAACCAGCTTCGGAACCACCAGCGATAATGTCCCAACGACAAATATCTTTCCTATTAAGTCACCATGATCTTTTGCAAAGCCGACAAGCTCTTTTGTTTTCTCAACTAAGTCGCCCACCCACTTTTCAATATTGACCTTGATCAGCGCATCATTTGCCGTTACCCATTCCTTTGTCCTTATCGCAAGCTCCGTCAAATCTGGCAAGAATTGATCACCGACAAGCTCCACGACATCGCCCATGAAGTTCTTGAGTTGCGAGAGTCGCCCGTTGAATGTCAACAGGTCTTTCTCTGCAAGACCGCCAACCTTCTCCTGCAATACCTTCATGGCGAATGCTGCTTTTTCTGTGGTCGTCATTGTCTTTAAAAGCACATTGTTGGATACCTTGAACTCTGAGATATACCGCCCGAGGATTTCAATGTTGCCGCTCATCGCAAGGCCGACGTTACGCGCAGCAGAATCGATGTTGAATAGACCGCTTGCCGCCAAGTCCATTGCCAACTTTGCACCGAACATCGCCTTGTCAAGATCGGTCGTGAAGATTAGAAGTTTCTGGAGAACGTCGGCAGTCTGAGTATCGCCGAAGCGTGTCGTGTTTTGCATGGACTTCGTGAAGGCATCGACCTTCGGCTTGACCTTATCCCATGACTTGCCCTGGAGTTCAAGCATCGATTGAAGTCTGCGGAATACATCTTGCTGTGCCGCTGCCGCCTGAACAACTTTGGCGGTGGCGAACGCAAAGGCCACGCCGAACAATGCGACTGACTTCGCGGCTTGCTTTAGATTCAGCTTATTGAAATCGCGCTGGAGCTTCTTAACCCACTTGTCGCCTTCGCGCTGAGTCTTTCGCATGTCCTTTTTGAATTGCGAATTGTCGATCCCGAATCCGACAAGTAGATTTCCAGCATTAGCTTTGGCCATTATCGTTTCCCATGCTTCGCATTGTTCATCGCCAAGTTTTCTTCCACCTGTCGAATTTTATAGAACGCCAACCAATCGGTATATTCTTTACTTGTCATCCGATGAAGCATTTCCTTTACGGTCATCCCAAGTTTTTCTGCAAGTACAAAGTGAAACATGCGCTCGGGATGATCGAACCTCAGTTTTTTTCGGATTCCTTCTGCTCTTTGTCACCGAGCCCGTTCAATTCAAGCATGACATCGCTGACCTGCTCAATCGCGGCAGATGTTTTTCCGGCCAATGCATTAAGATCCTCGTCAGTAAAAATCTTGTCGCCTGTCTTTGGATCATAAAGGCTTTCGATGATCATACATAAGGTTGCCTTTTTATTATCGGAATTGCCTTTCTTGTCGGTTGATTTTCCGATTGCACGAAAGCGTTGATCGGCAGTCATGGCGATAACATCAACCTTCATGTTACCCCATTGCTTGATAGTGATGGTTCTTTTCTCAATATCATCACATGCAAGAATCTGGTCTCTGAGGCTTTTCTGGTTCATCGTTCCGGTTCTCCTTAAAAGTTATGTTTATGATGTTGATCTCGCCACATCACCGTCACCCATGAAGTCGATTGTGGTTTCTGACAGATCGCCGACCGCACCGTCAATTACAGGCCAATTTGTCAGGATTGCGCTGAAGGTGAAGTTTGGGTTTGCCGCCCCCACACCCTCGCTATTGTCCACCCTTACTATAATAGTGACCGCAACACCAGCGTCGTAAATCGACCACATTGTCGGCTCGATTTTCGATGCGGCAAAGTCGTTCGCGAATGTCGCGCTGACCGTTACATCCTTCAGCCCTGCGAGTCGAGCAACAGAATCATCGCCCATACATGTCTTTTCGATCTCGGCAGCCGAAAGCGGGAGCGTAACGCTTCGCACATGATCGCTAAGATCAACCGAATCGATGCTTACATACACATCCGTTAATACAGTTTTTGCCATCTTGCTATCCTCCGTTTAAAGTATTGCTGCATTTACGTATATTGTAGCCGCCGGACTACCTGTCACTGCCCAAACAACTCTCCACCATTCATCCGTTATTGCTCCGGCGATAGGTGTTGCCCACTGAACACCGACGTCAGTAAGTTGTGTGAACGACAGGACATCTGTCGGCGAAGGGAATCCCTCTGCTGTATCGGATTGAATCTTAACTGTTATCGTAGAACCTGCGGCAGCATGAACTGGACAATGTATAATTCCATATAATGATTGAGTTGCGCTGACCGCTCCGAGTTGACGAGCCGTGCCATTCCCGCTTGTTGTTTTTGAACCTGCCACCATGAGTGTTCCGCGCACAACCAATGTGCCTTCGCCCTTTGTATTCCCACTGATGGCATTCATGTCACCGATCTGGCCGCCCCATTGATAATCAAGAGTAACACCCTGGAAACTGTACGCCGGTTCGCCTTCTGTCCCGGTCGGCAGTAATGTCAGAATAGTCCCGTCAGTTCCAAGATTGGCATTGAATACGGTTTCGATCTCGCCAACACCGGACTCATAATAACCCTGATGGTTCACCTCGAATGACTTC